AATCACAGTCTGCACAGTTGGAATGTTGACATTATCCCCGCCAAGCCAACCACTAGCAGCGGCACGCGAAAGGTCGGATTCGATCTGCTGGTGCGTGCGCACCGCCTTGATCTTGCCGAACTCGGCTCGAGGCTTAGTTAGTGAAGTGCTTGTGTAAGTCGTCATATCCTGATGAATACGAGGACTTACCGAATCACTCACGAGCGTAACCACACCACCTGCGTACGCGTCTGCAAGATCATCTGCAGTAGGAACAACCTTGAGAGTAACATCAGAAATTCGCTGCTGAGTGATCGAACGCGACACGCCAGCATCAGCAATAACACCAGCAAGTCGCGGAGCGAATTCAGCGGTTGAAATCGTGTTCTCGTCGCCGTCATACAGATCAGTGTAACCGATGTTTACAACATTTTCGTTGTCTGCGCTGGTTGAACGCGTTACAGCGTCATCCATAGTCTCACCGGCTGCGCCACCAATTACCAGCATAAACCGCTGACCGCTGGTGTTGCGCGAAGCAGTCCAAGTCACCATCGCTGAACGAATAGTGTCGTCGGTGAGATTAGCAGGCGAAACAACGTTAAAGGTCTGAGATTCGGCGGCAGACTGGAAAGCCGTGTAGTCTGAACCAATTACTGACAGACCAGAATCGCCATCTGAATCAAAAGAAACGCCAGTTACCGTGTCTACATCGGTAGCGGCGCCCGTCGCAACATCAACGTAAACCGAAGAGATGTTGCTGGTCCAGTTAGAGGGCGCAGTAGCCGACAGACCAGAATGGCGCTCAATTTCAACGCTGTTCTCATAAATAATGAGGTCGCGCAGAGCGGCATCAATTGGGTTTGCCTGAACCGATACAGTCCAGTTAGCAGTTCGCGCACCCTTGTACTTAGCGGTGAGCGTAACGAAATCTGCTGAATCGGCAGCATTGCGCAGTGCAAGTGTGCCCTTTGAACCAGACGAACCGATCAAACGGTAACAAAGCACGCGCGAAGCGCCTGGCCGCGTGCCCATACCCTTTAGAGCGCCAACAACAGCCGCACGACCAGTACCGGAAGTTGAAGACGAGAAAGCAGCATCGTATTCTGCAGCGCTCGTGACACTCACGAAGGTGGCCTCAGGCCCCCAGTCTGCAGTAAATGGAATAAGAACCACACCGTTAGTGCCACCAGTAACTACAGCAGTCGCAACCGACTCAAAATTGATGTAGAAACCGGGATCATTTGGCGGTGTAGCCGTTGAGAACGTACCCCCAGCCATTTATCTAGACCCCCTTAACCTTATGCTTTTGAAAATTTGCGATCATGCCTGACACTGTACGCTGTGACAAATTCTGATCGTCTGGCATACTCTTTAGCAGGTGCTCTACCAACCACTTAGGCTGTCCATACATAGCCCAAGCATGCGAAATATGCTCAGACTTGGGCCAAGTTGGCTCTTCGACCTTCGCCTTTGCAGTTGTAGGCTTTTCATCCTCGGCGTCAGCCTTGGCCATTCCTAGCCCACTCCAATCTCTACGGTTTCAAGAACAGTACCCTGCGCCTTGGTGCCATCGTTGGAACGCTTGCCTTCGATGGTTAGATTGCAGACAACATTGTGCATGGTGTCGTCATCTAGATCTGAGATTAACTGATTGGTTGCCTGCTGAACACGCAACATATAATCGGTTAATACAGGCGAATCTGGAGCAGAGTAGTCGTACAACTGAATACGATTATCTTCCCAAGACAACAAAGACAACTTATCGGCAGCCCCCTGCGCATCTGCAAAATCAATAGCATAATACGAAATTACGTAATCCGTAACGGAAAACGCCGCATATGTACTGTGCTTTGACACTGAAGGACTAACCATGCTAACAATCATATAAGGACGCTCTAAAAACATGCCTTCTTCATAACGCCTGCGAATTTCAATATCTGAAAATTTGCTGGCCAAATACCTTTGAACGGAGTAGTGCTCCGATCCAAAACCCACTGCAGAGAAACTACTGTCAGAGGTAGGCATGTGGTTTTATAATAGCAGGACGACCGGACAATTTATGTTTTTGTCCAAGCCCAGAAAACAGGCTCTGCCAGTGTCCTGACTTTAGGTCTTGTAGCCGCAATACCCTTGGTAAACATGTGTACCGGACGTGTCCCCGGATGCTGCACCATCTTTGCCCCGCGCTCATCACCAGCCACATAATACGCAAGCGACTTGTCAGGATTTTTGGATCGAATAACGTGAGGTGCTGTCCCGTACTCTACATACGGGGCATATTCTTTGTCTGTTGTAATTTCCCATCTGTAGTGCCCGGCGACCCACTCGCCGCGTATTTCTCGTTTAATTGACTTGATTAGATTATATGTGGTAACTGGAACAGCATTCGGAGCGCCTTTAGGCACCCACGTTACACCCGTTGGAGTTCTATCTCTAATTTCAGATTCAGAAGCCTCCGCTAAGACTTTTCCAATTTGCGGAATTGTTTTATCGTGTAATTCTTCTTTTTTGTCTCTTATCCATTCGCTTGGTTTTTTAGTGGTCCAGCGAACTCCCATTACAGATTGGTTACTTTCCTAATCTGTACACTCTGACCAAGAATAGACCTCTTTTTGCGAAGTTGATCTGGTGCACCGATTACCACCCACGTATCGTTGCCCAACTCGTTAGAATCTACTTCTATGCGATCATTGATTTCAAGAGTCATCTCTTTTTCAACCAACAATTCAGCAGAAATAGTCTCTTTCGCGGCTTCGTTGGCACCTCGAGATTCCTGCGACTGTGGCGAAATCAGCCTGGCCTTATACCAATCACCAACTTGAACCACAAACTCTGATTCGCCCAATTCTGGATTGCGATATCCGCGCCTGCGGTCAACACGTCGCGCCCTATCAACCAGAATGCCGCGAAAAGCCATTTAGACGTTCCACCAACCAGTCGGAACGGTGTAATTCTCGTGAGGATCAAACCAATCGGCTTCTTGCACATACTCAGCGGGTACAACTTCGCCAGCAAGCGCCCGAAGTTCGTTCTTTTTATCCTCAGTCATTAAGAACCACAACTTGCGTGCAATCTCTGGAGAAGAGTTAGCCATACGAGCGAAGACCGGATTGCGATCTTTTAATGACGGCTTACTTTCTGAATACCCACTAACGCCGATGGACGAATATGTGTCGTCGTATTCTGATTCCATGACGTCTTCGCCGCGCTTGATGTACTTTTGCTCCATCATCATCTGCCACACTTCGGTGGCACAATCGGCCTCAAGCGAATCATCCTCTAGCGCGGTAAAGAATGACTTTGCTCGGCCCGTTTCAATCGCAATTTCTGCAATTACACCCTTAGACCATGCCTCAAATTTAGCCGTTGGTACAGTCTGGGTTGACCAATCGAAATTAGAAATGCCTGTAATATATGATCTAGTGGGCCAAACGTACGATGCCATTTACACTCCGTTTAAAAAGCAATGGGGCCGATGTTGAATTTAATCATCAACACCGGCCCCCACTGCATGCTATACGAGGTTATTTAAACGCTAATCTTCTTAGCGTGCTTAACCGCGTCGCGCGTTGCCACAATTAGATAGACGTCATCGTTAACGATCTGGCCGGTTTCATCCGGAACACCACCGCGAACGTTGTACGCCAACACTGTCTTGGGGTCCAGACCAAACTCCTTGGCAGCGCTCTCACGAGTGTAATTCTGCACAAGAGTAATGTTCTGGGGGTGCTGTGACGAAACATCTGCAACAGTGAGCGTGGTGCCCATGTCGTCAGTTACTTCGGTCGTGTCACCAATCCCAAGAAGATCCTTGAGCCGACCCACCAAGCCGGGGTCCTTCTCTAAAGCCTCCACAATAGCGGATTCTTCAGCAGAAGGCTCGCTGTCCTCGACTGGAGCGACGACTACAGCATCGCGCTCCGCCTTTAGTTCCTCGTTGGCAGCAATGGCCTCTTCAGTCGGGGTGTTAACCACCTCAACCTCAGCCTGTGCGGAAGCCTTCTTGGAACGGCTAGTGCCCTTGGAAGTAGCCATAGGTTACGCCACCACCGACTTGACGCCACCACGCCACTCACCGGGAGCGTACGCGAAGTCGTAGCGAGTCTTGTACTCGATCTTGTCAAAGTGGAACGAGTACGGGTCGTTGCCGCCCATGGTTAGACGCATGCCCGGATCCTTCAGCATGATGTCCGGCTCTGACTTGCCGTTGAGGAAACCAACGGTAACTAGAGCAGTCTCCTGATTCGGATCAGTGATCACGTACCAGTCATTGGCGTCCGTAAGGTACGGGTCAATGACAGGACGGAGAGCAGCACGCATGGTGTTGTACTCCGTGCGACCGTAACGAGCAGTAGCCTCGTCAGCAGTACCGGCATTCGGAATCATCGTACCGTTAAGGATGCGCTGGACCGTGTAATCCAACTCAATCGGACCAAGGAACTTGGTCGCCTTTAGGTCGATACGAAGACCGTTCTGGTCGGTCTGTAGACGGAGGGCGTTGATGGCCGAAGGAAGGTTGCCTTCAGTTAGCGCCACCCCTAGAAGGTTGCTGTGGTCAGCGTGGAAAAGTGCGGTGCCGTCGTAGGCAGTCGCGTTACCAGCGATGACGTTAGTGACCTTCTTGGCGAGCGTACGGCGTGAAGCACGACCGAGACGAGCCGGGATGTCGTTGATGCGGTTGAGCATGTCGTTGATGATGACACGACGACCGATCGAGAACGAACGGCCCCAAGTCTCCAACTGAATGCTAGGACCGGTGTACTCTGACATCTTGGCGTCGGTGTACTCACCGTCTTCCGGAATCGGAAGAAGGTCGGGGAGTTCACCTAGACCAACAGAAGTCATCTCGCGGAAGTCAGGCACGTTCTGGACGTAAGCGTACTCACGCCAAGCCGAGTCGACCTCTTGGAACGCCATCAAGAAACGACGACGTAACTTGTCCTCGAGATACGTGGGGAAGTCGGAAGTAGTACCGGCCTCCTGTAGTTCCTCTAGATACCCCTCGTAAAGGAGTACCTGCTTACCGACATTACCATACATAGTGGTAGTCTATCTCCTTATACGAAGGGACTAAGCAGCCTCAGCCTGCGGCAGAAGCGCCACAAGCGTCTTACCAGTTGGCGTGCCGTAGGTGGTGCCACCCTCAGCCTCGACAACCTTAGCAAATGGTGCGTCGCCAGTGGCGCTAGTCAACTTAAGAGTAGCAGAAGCAACAGTGATGTAAACCACGTCGCCCTTGGCCTCGGCACCAATCTTGTCAATCTCGTACTTGACGCCTGGACGGCAATCAAGTGCGTAAACAGCGCCAGAAGCAGCGTCGGTGGTGGCTACACCAATCCAACCCTCTTCAACGACCACTGAACCGCTAGTGCGGGTGGAAGCGGCGGTAACATGAACAACCCCCGCTGAACCCTCACGAAGATTTAGAGCCATTTGGTTCTATCTCCTAACTATCGGGGTTTATTACTCGCCGTCGCTGTCAGTCTCAGACTCAACTAGCGAATCAAGACCTAGGCGATCGTCGATAACAGAGTTGATACCGCGCTTGGAACCCTGACGGGCCTCCTGCATATCAACCGGCGTTGAGGAACCTAGACCCTCAATGACGCGCACGCCACCAAGTGCCTCCTCAATCTCCTGACGACGATCTGCAATAGCAGTCGTCAGAGCCTCTTCAAGAGTCTCTAGTGAGTCAAAGTGCTGACCCTCAAAACCCTTGCGAATGGCCTCACGTGACTTGGCAGGAAGGTCATCGGCAGCCTCGGTAAGGCGGTCGAGCATCTTCTGGCTATCAGCCTCGTGCTTGTACTTGTCGATTGAAGCGTCCGCAATCTCCTGCGCACGGTTCTCGACCATATCCTTGATTTCCGCTTCGGTTAACTGAACCACTGGCTGGGCCTGATCCTCCTGCTGCTCACCAGCATCAACATCAGAGGATACAACAGCCTCTTCCATTACTTCAGTCTCCGAGTCCGTGTTCTGACGGTACTCGTTGAGCGGCCCCTCTAGGATATCCTTGATTAGGTCAGGGCGAGCCTCAACCAACTGCTCGACCGTCATATCCTCTAGCATGTTAATGCGTTCCTCCAAACGAGCCTCGAGAAGGGCATCTACTTTGCCGCCAGCACCACCAACCACAACCCAATCAACAGAAGACGCCTTGTCAATAGTCTCAACAAAACGCGCCTGCCTGCCATCAACCAACTTGGGCTTGGCATGTCCAGCGGCATTGATTGAAGCCTCGACCAATTCTGGATCCGAGGCAACCATTTCATAAAACCATGGTACTAACTTAGCGCGACCCTTTAGAGACTGGCTCTCGTCGTCGTACCAAGTCTCCTTGATGCGGCCAACTAGGTCACGCACCGAACGCGGCAAACCATTTAGCATTCGGCGCTGTGTCTCTGACAGATGATCTACGAACATCTTAACACCAGAGAACGTTTGCCTATCCGCAGCCTCACGCAGAGCACTAGCCGGATAGTAATGGTTGTGGGTCTTATTGCCCCAACCAGACTTGATGATTGTCAGAATTACTTCGCGCTTGCTTTCGTCAGAATTATCTGACTCTACAAACACATTGTCTGTAAGTTCATGATCCATCGTTAAGTAGTAAAGCAACCACATCGGACATTTCCAAGTCAAACCCAACAATATAAAGAGGCCCGGCAGTCTGCTGACCACCGGGCCTCTACTAGAACAACACCATCATGCAGTACAACGACTACATTTCGCAGACACCGCCAGCACAATCCACCTGCTGCTTGTCTTCGATCGTCGGAAGGTCTTCGTCACTGTCGTGCTTTCCGCTGTGGTCCTTAATGACAACCTTAACGCGGCTATTCTTGCGCAAGATAGTAATGCCCTTTGCGCCACCCTCATAAGCCGTAAGCAGAGCCTCTTCAACTTGCTCAGGGGTTGTGGCTTCTGGAGCATTACAGGTCTTTGACACGGCCTGATCCGTGTGAGCCTGAATTGCGGTTAAGATGTCGATGTGCTGCTGTAGCGAAATCTCATCAGTAGTAACGAAATACTCACTGTCACGTAGTGGGTGCTTATCAATGAAAGGCTCTGTACGACCAAGAATATAAGACTCCTGCACACCGGCATAAATGGG